GCTTCGATGTGGAAAAAGATACCTGGGAAAGACAAAAAGACGGTAACTGGAAACGCACTATTGAGAAAATCGGCAGTCTCTATGATGTTTCTCCGGTTTATAACGGTGCATATAGTAAAACCAGTGTCTATATGCGGGGGAAAGAATTGGCAGAGGAAGAATTAAGAAAAAAAAATCAGGAAGAAGTTCCTGAATCATATTATGAGAACATTGAAAAAGCGTTAAACATTTAATTTATAATCTTATGGCAAAAGAAAAAAGCATCACAGATCTAAAGGACGAAAAGAAGCAACTTATCAGCCGTTCAAAAGAAATCATTGAAAAAGCGAAGAGTGAAAAACGCCAGTTTTCAAAAGAGGAAAATGAAGAACTGGGAGAGGCCCAAGCCCGCATGGCTGAAATCAACCTCGAAATCGAGTCCAAAGAAGATGAAAACCGCAGCAAGCGACCTGTTAAAACTGTAAGCGCAGGCAACGGTAACTTCTCTCTCCGTCGTGCTATTCTAGCTCAAATGAATAAAACAGAGCAACGCGACAGCGAGGCTGCAGTTATCGAAGAAGCATCCCGATTACATCGTTCTGTCGCAGCCACCGCTGAAAATTGCGGCGAACTAATTGTGCCCCTGTCATATCAAAAACGTGCTGCTTATACGGCAGGTACAGAAGCGGCTACCGGCGTTGTGATTGATGAGGAACAACAGGAGCTGCTACTACCTTTGGAGGCTAATCTGGTATTGTCACAAGCTGGTGTACGTATGATGACCGGTTTGGTTGGTAACATCTACTGGCCCAAGCATAGTGCGGCACAAGTTTTTTGGGAAGGAGAAAATGACGAAGCTAAAGACGGTAAAGGAGAATTTTCTAAAGGCAAGCTCTACAGCCCGAACCGTTTGACGGCCTATGTAGACATCTCCAAACAACTTCTTATTCAGGAAAACCGCTCTGTAGAAGGCCTGATCCGGCAACTACTTGCTATTGCCATTGCTCAAAAAGTGGAGAAAACCGCATTGAGCAATGCCGCACACGAAGATAATGTACCTGACGGCATATTTCAAACTCTCGGAAAAACTAAAGGGGATATGGATTGGGCAAAGATTGTGGAACTTGAAACAAACGCGGATTTGAATAACGCATTGTTCGGTAACTTAGCCTATATCATGCACCCATCGTTGGTCGGGAAGGCCAAAACGAAAGTTAAAGACGTATCCGGTGCCGGTGGCTTTATCTTCGGGAACGAAGGGATAGGTATGCTGAACGGTTATCGCGCATTGCGTACAAATAACATTCCCAAAGGGTTACAGGACGGAAAGGATGAATTTGGTATCGTATTCGGTAATTGGGCTGATTATTTTCTGGGGCAATGGGGAGCCATCGATATGACTGTAGACCCATACACACAGGCAACAAAAGGTATGGTTCGCTTGGTTATCAACTCATATTGGAATATGGGTATGATCCGTCCTGAATCGTTTACCATCGCTTCAATGAAATAATATGGCGCATATCGATTTACAACTGGCAAAGAGACATCTGAACGTGGAAGAATCATTCACAGAAGATGATGAATATATCAAAGGTCTTATCGAGGCTGCCGAAGCCGTTGTAGAGAAAGATATATGCGAGAAGCTTAGCGAATTAGAGAAAGAGAATGAGGGGAAACTCCCCTCTCCTCTTCGTCAATGTATTCTCTTGATGGTCGGACAGTTCTACGCCAATCGAGAACCTGTAGCTTTCGTGCAGTCCGCTGAAATCCCGCTGTCTTACAGCCATCTCGTATCACTTTATCGGAATTACGCCAAATGAGAGCCGGATTATTGAAATATATACTTGTATTTGAGAATCCTGTAGAAGTAAAATCTCCGACAGGGGCCGTCAATAAGGAATACAAAGAAGTATTCCAATGTCGGGCGCAACGCGTAAAACAAACACTTCTTGCAACAGATGAAAATGCGCATGAGCAGTTTATAGGCCACACAATCACTATGCAAGTACGTAAATATCCGCAAATCAAATACGGCTGCCGTGTAAGATATGCAGATTCCGTTTGGGAAATAAAGATGATTGAACCAACGGGAAACGAGCTTACATTAACCCTTAAAAAGATTGACGTATGATTCAAGTTAGAGCTATTGACAGGGAAAATATCCAGTATCTGGTTCGAAACCTGGAAGACTTCGAAAAAGACAAAGCAATCAAAAGCGGATTACGTGCGGCGGTCAATGTATTTCGCGTAAAAGGTCGAAGCAATCTCCGGGCAAGACTACTGCATCACGGCAAGCAGACTAACCACTTGATGAATTCCTTCACTACACGGGTAAAACGCAATAAACTAGGTGCTTTATCCGGATTTGATCGTCCAGGGGGAAATCACGCCCATCTTGTAGACAGGGGAACGAAAAGGCGTTATACTAAAGCAGGCACGACTCGAGGCATTATGCCGGGGAACAGTTTCTGGGATGACGCAAAACAGACGGAGGAAAACAAGGCTATGCAGGCTATTTATCAAAGTGTGCAAAAAGCGATACAACGAATAAATGACAGAAGATGAATCCTTTTAAAATTGCAACAGAAATACGGGCTATCCTACTTTCGTCGGAAGACATCAAAGAAGCTATCGGTGAAAAGGTATTTCCTATAATCGCTCCGGAAAATACAGTAGGCGATTTTATAGTCTACCAACGTGACGGTTACAAACAAGACAGTACTAAATTTGGCATATACCAACAAGTACCGATTGTAAATGTAGTCGCTATCAGCGAAAATTACGACCGTAGCCAGCACCTAGCTTCATTGATTTACGACACTTTGTCCGGTGATTTTGCAGATCCGGATATCCATATTGAACTTGAAGACTCCACAGAGGACTTCATTGATAATAAATATATTCAAGTTTTACAGTTTTCAATTAAAAACAGATAATTATTATGGCAGGAACAAAATTAGATTCGAGTGCGGACGTCTATCAGGGACAGCTGTTCGCCTTTATTGGAGAAGACCCGATTGCTTTCGCGTCCAGTGCTACTTTGGAAGTATCCGTAGAAGAGATTGACATTTCCAATAAAATGATGGGCAGTTGGGCGGGATCACTCGCAGGAAAAAGAAGCTACACGCTATCATCCGAGTCCCTTATTACACGCAAGGAGGGGGCTATGAGCTATGACACGTTACTGAAGAAAATGATAGAAGGCGCTCCTATCGACTTTTTCTTCGGAGAAGCAGCTTCTTCAGACAAGGATAATTTTGGCGGTACTTTCACCCCAGATAAGACAAAGATTAACTATACTGGGAAGGTACTGATTACGTCCTTGTCGGTAACATCGGAAGCCGGTCAGATCGCCAAATGCAGTGCATCATTCAAAGGATTTGGCGCATTAGTTCCAATAGAAGGATCTCCGGTCAGTGTAAATTCTGCATCTGCACCGACTAAAGCATAAAGCGGTAATTATAATATTATGTTATAAGGCGGTCCTAAGATGGCCGCCTTTTTCTTTTACTAAATCAAATTATTATGGTCGTTGCCTTTTTCGTAATTATATTAGTGTGTCTGATATGGATTTGCTGTGTTGTGGTTATTCCCAACAAGCGCTCTCACCCTATTGTTTCTAAACCAAAGTATATTTCTCGCTTAAAGTTTATAAGACTGACGATTAAATCCGTTATTCGTTGGGAACAGAAGCAGGGTAAGTCCTTTTCTATGATGAATTACAATAATCCGGAAGAAATAGAAAGCCTGCTATATGCTATGTATCTGACAGAAACAGGTTCTTCCTACACGTTTAATGTATTCCAACGGGCCATCATGGACAAAACTTTCACAAAACAAATGGTATCTGAGCTTGAACGCATAACGAGAGTCATGTCCCAATTCCAAAAAAAACAGGAAAAAGCTGATGTAGGTAATACCGATGTTAGCCCGGAAACCATAGCCAGTATCGTATCCACCCTTATCATGGCCGGATTAGATGCACATTATGCACTCAATGAAATGGAACTATGCGATCTCCCGCTCTACATTGAGGCGTATGAAAAAAAACGCAGAGAAGAAATGGAAAGTGCTCGAATGTGGACGTATCTTACTATTCTCCCTCATATCGATGTACGAAAGATGAAAAATGGGGCTAAGGATCTAATCATATTCCCATGGGAAGAAGTCGAGAAAGAGGCAGAAAAAGAAATAAATGAAACCGAAGTCGAATGTTTCGAGAACTTATTAAAGCAGGGTAAAAACATTTTCAAATCATAAGAATATGGCTGGAAGATTATCATTCAGTATAGCAATTAATTTGCTTACGGAAAACTTTAGAAAAGGGAGCAATCAAGTAAAAGCGGCATTCCGCTCTATGCAGATGCAGATATTGACCTTCGCGGCTGCATTAGGCGCTGGCGGTATCGGATTAAGTAATCTTGTCTCTAGATTCATAGATGTGGCAAGGGAAACAAACCGAGTAACCACAGCCTTAAAGAATGTATCTGGGGGAACGGCACAATTCGCCGATAATCAGCGGTATTTGCTGGACTTAGCAAAAAAATACGGGATGGAGATTAACGCTTTGACAGCCAGCTACGCAAAGTTTACGGCTGCTGCCTCTATCTCCGACATGTCAATGATGGACCAGCGCAAGGTATTTGAGTCTGTCTCCCGGGCATGTACGGCTTTCGGCATGAGCGCAGACGACAGTAATGGGGTTATGCTTGCACTCTCGCAAATGATGAGTAAGGGGAAAATCAGTTCGGAGGAACTCCGTCTACAAATGGGTGAACGTTTGCCAGTGGCATTACAAGCGATGGCAAAGGCCGCCGGTGTCTCCGTTGCCGATCTTGACAAGTTGATGAAGCAGGGTCAGTTAATGAGTAAAGATATGCTTCCCAAGTTCGCAGAAGCACTTAACGAGATGATTCCGAATGTTGATACAGATAACTTGGAAACGTCCGTAAATCATCTGAAAAACGCTTTTACTGAATTAGTTAACGGGGCGGATGTACAAAGTAAATATAAATCTTTGATTGATTGGTTGACAAATGCGATTAAATCGGCTGCGGATAATATTAGAAGCGTAGTAACTTATACGGTCGCAACGATTTCAGTATTAGTAACAAGCCGTCTTGTAAATAATATCATAGCAGCTATTGCTAAAGCAGAACTAGCGGCTAAATCAGCCGCCCGTCGTGCCGCAAAAGATGCCGGACAGAAGTTTGATGAAACCACATGGAATGCGCAAAAAATGAGCGCTTCCATTAAAATGGCGTTTAGCAAAGCAATGCTGTCTATTAAAGCGACTCTCATTTCTATGGCCCCTACAGCAATACTTGCAGTTATAGGAGCCATAATCGCTAAATTTTATAATGCCTATAAGGAATCTAAACGGATAAAGGGCTTGTTTGATAATTATTTGAACCGGATGAATCACGTATCAGAATCGAATACAGAAATCGTAAAAGTTAAGGCCCTATTATCAGAATACAATAAAACAAATTCGTCACTGAACTATAAGAAACAGGTACTAAGACAGATTAACGGTATTCTTGGTACTGAACTAAAAGTTAATCAAGATGTCAATAAAGAAATATCTGAACGCATCAAGTTGTTGGCAAGTGCAGCTAAAGCCGAACTTGCCGCAAAAGAGATAGCCGAAAGCGAGAACGAATCACGGAAAATAGGCGCCAAGGTTTATAATGGAAAAACCGTTCAAGAAATGGCTCCTGATTGGGCAATGGCGCGCGGAGACCTGATTAAAGAGGAAAAGTTTAAAGCGAAGCACAAAGTGTCCATGGTTGACGCGATGGGATTTGGAAATGGTCTAGAAGACGACTTAAATGCGTATATTGAATATGCTAAAATAATTAAAGACGCAAAGTCCAGGCTTAAATCAGAGATTGCTAAAACTGCTGTTTCCACAGATAAGTCAAACGATAATACTGATAAAAATAAACAAACCCCGCTTCAAAAAGCAGAAGAAGATTATCGAAACTCCCTACAAAAATACAAGAATCAACTCGACGCCGGTGCCATTACGCAAGAACAGTTCAATCAAGAGATAGACAAACTCAACTCTGATACAGTAGTTAAACTTGGAGGTATTTTAGGAAAGTCCGCGAATGCAAATGAGACATATGCAAAAGCGCTACTCGGTACATTAAATCCCCGTATAACAGAATCTGTCAAGGCACAAACTGAATTAAACAAAGTACAAGAAGATTATAAAAAAGCCGCCAACCTTGCAAAAGCCAAGCTAGACAAGAAACTGATATCTGAAGACGAGTATCGTCAGGCCTTGGTAGAAGCCGCAATAGCAGCGGCTAACTCGGCCATATCTATTGAAAATATAGGTGACGCAGCCGACGGCTTTATAAAGAAAATGCGCGGTATTGTCGGCGACAATTTACGGATTGATATTCCTAAAATCGGAAAAAGGGACACGACTTTCGATTACAAAAAAACTGACGTAGATAAAAAAACGGAGGAACTGGATATCTGGATTAAATATAAGGATGATTTAAGGGAAAAGTTTGAAGAGGCTAAGAAAGCGGGAAGTGACACCGCCAAGTCTTTAGAAATTGAATTAAACAGTGCCATTGCGAATGTCGATAACCTGGAGGATGCACTGAAACTTGCTCAAGTCCAAGAAGATATTAAAAATTTCAATAAGGAACTTAATGAATCCCTGTATTCCGGTATAAAGGACATTGCAAGCAGTTCAGACCGTGTGGTCAGTGCATTTCAAAACCTGAATGAAGTAATGAATGACGTTGATGCCTCCGAATGGGAAAAGATAATGGCTATCTGGAACACATTAACGACTGTTGTAGATTCATTCCTTTCCATAATCAAGATGATTGAAAATATCACAGAGTTAACAAACAGATTATCGGCAGCCCAAAAAGCGGAATCAGTCGTCGAACAGCAAGTCTCCAATCAAAAGATAATCAATGCAGCCAAAGAAATGGCTGTTGA